TGATCTACATAAAGGTTGGATGATACAGCCATTTATACTCCGATATTCTTTCTAATATTTATATGATTTAAACAATCACTCTATTTGTGCTTGTTGTAATTTATAGTATTCAGCTTCTTCTCTAGCTTTTTCAGTAGTAAAAACTCTATCTTGCAATATTGGAGGAGGTTCTGGCAATACCATTTCGGATAAGTGTAATTCTTTACCCAACGCCCTTTCTTCTTTCATTGCGGCTCTGAGAGCTTTTCTATATTCAACAATCTGAGTAAATTCTTCTGCAGTAATCGTAGTATCGCTGCCAGCCAATGATTCCTCAGCATGACGAGTCACTAGATAATCTGTTTCATCTAATGTCGCTATAACTCTCTTTTCTACTCCATATTGAATATCCTGTATTTGGAATAAAACCTCCTCATAACAAACGCGCTTCAATGCATCTTTATTTTCTTGGATCCAATCCCACTCAATGCATATTCTAGAAGTATCTTGGTCTATTATTGGATTATCAGGATATTTTCTATGAACTACAAATTCATCTCTAATTTCATAGTACTGAATGTAGACCACATTCCTCGCATATTTAAAATCAGGAAATTTTTGATAAAACACTTCCGCATTGCAATTAAATCTGTGGCCTACAATTGACATCATAAATTGCAAGGTATCGGCATCAAATGTAAATGATAGACTTCTTTCTTCTATTGGAGGAAGACCCTCAATAATATCGTTTTCGGATTCCATTGCTATTCCTTTATAGTGGATACTTAAATTGTATATATTTGAATTGGTATTTTTTTGTCGTTAATGGATCAGTTACCGAGATATTTGCGGTGGTGCTGGACCTGGTATGCTGGTGGTCATAATTTATGGAATTATGAAACGTGCGTTGGCTCGTGTACTGTAGCTGCACATTGCCTGCATAAAATGAATAATAAGATCCAGTATGAGCATGGCTAGTTTTAATTGGGGTAGGATCGTCAAGCTGTGCGTACGAGTAACCAGAAGCACTGCGTTTAGTATCATTTGCATATCTATTTTCAGAATTCCAACACATTATGCCACCTCTTAAATCTGGAGTACCATTTAATCCGTTACAAACTTTCCAGTTTCTCGGCAAGTCAGTAATGTCTCCATCAAATAATACAATCATGTCTGGAGAAGGTCTAAAATATTCGTCCTGTACAAATGCCTTCCATATTCTAGTGGCATTTACATGTTTTACTTGATAAGATCCAGTGGCTTGATGTTCGTGGGCGCCAGCGTAGCTCTCGTTGCTACCTGACTTGTAATAGGCATACGAGTACGTTTGACGGAACCCATAGTAATTACCAGATGCATAGGTATGAATATGCGATATTGCTGTGGTATTGCTATCAGCTGAATTAATCAGAGTGGTATATTGTATTGAATTTGCGTCATCTGATGACACATAATGATTAGAATCGCCTTTATTCCATATCGTGTCATCTCCTGGGGTAAATGCTACATAAAAATCTCCGATCATATCCGGATATAACTCTCTCAATTGTTTGCCTCTAGAATTTGAATTAGCGCTCATTATCACTGCCCCCGGAGGACCATATTTTGTCGGGGCTCTAAGCCTTTTAGGTTTAGTATACAATGTTTGATATGTTATACTAGGAAATTTCCAGGATGAATGAGAATGACTGTGATAGCTCGACGCGTAATTTGTAGTATACACATAGCTGTTGATGGAATACCTGGTCGCTGGTGTTTGATAGCTGCTCAAATTGCCCCCAGAATGACCCCCGCTATTATTCGTAGTAGCGTTTACATAGGCATTTCCAACTTGCGCGCCGTAGCCCCTATTATTATCGACATTTATAGTAAAAGTATTATTTTGAGAATCACCCCCAATATAATAATGGGACGGCAAACTATACGTAGTCACATAATTATATCTAACTCCTACTGAGTAGTTATAAGAAAAATATTCGTTGGGTATATCTGACTCAGGCGGGGTGCTAGTAGGAGTAATATTTTTAAACACGCTTAAAAACACCGTACCTTCAGGGAAAACCAATAATTCATCAGGTATATCCTCTGCGGTACCTGGTGCCCACCATGAAGAAGTGCTACTGATAGAATCTAAAAATGGCATAATATATTCCTATTAAACTGTCGTATGCGCTAATCCCTGTCCAAATACTAGCCATACCGGGCTAGTATCTGTTCCAGTATTTAGTAATGTAAAAGATACCGTTAAATATCCTCCTGGATTTTCATCCGGTAATCTACCGTTTAACCAATAAACAGTTCTAGTAGTTCCGTTAATTTGAACCGCAACAGGTCTTGCTTTTACCGGACCAGTGTGATCTAATATTAAAACAAATACCGTACTTGTATTAGCGGTGTTTGGTACATTAGTAAATGAAGCAGTGAAGTTAGAAGATAACAAAGTGTGATACCAAATAGTACCACTAGTATAGTTATGTTGCACCGTTCCAGTTGCATTTGTTTTATAGTTAATTTTTTCCTGTACACTATTTGTGTACAAGCTTTTTACTATTACATCTTCTTCAACTAAAGATGGAATGTTGGCAACAATTACGCCATTTTCATCAATAAACGTAGTGTTTCCTACCACGTCGGCCTTAACTCCGCCAATAGTTACATTACTGGCTTTTGTAGGAGGAAATTCAGTAGGTTTATCCGTAATACCGGTCCAAGATATAACATTGTCCGTCCACTCTGGAGCAGTACCACTTTGATTCATTACTAGATACTGTCCGCCACTTCCCTTGCTGAGAGTCGTCAACTCACCATCACTACCCGCGTATAGTAAATCCGCTACATCATAGCCGTTATTTTCCAACTTAAGTTGGTTAATAGTATTAAAGTTATTATCAATATCGGCATTGCCGAGACCGTTATCCTTAACTACATCTTGTGTATTAATTAAGTGCGGTGCAGCGGTTCTAAAATTTAAGTAAGCCATCTAATATTCCTGAATTCGGTTATTACTATTTATACAGCTTATTGAACGATTCGTGATGCAGCTGCGGCACGCTCTTGTTCTAACGACAAGTATTCTTCTTCGCTCAATGATGTATCTAGTCCAAGTGCTAGTTCACGAATATGGCGCATCACTTTCCAATCAGTAGAATTTAATATTTCTCTATTCTGGGCATTAGATTTATCTAATGCCTCCTGCGCAGAATTATCAACTGGAACCACGCTAAGAGTAGCTATGTCAAACTTCTTGGTTGGATACTGCTGATGCATTTCATCATAATCTTCATCACTAATTTGTACGGCCGTTATCGTGTCCGGGACATTTGCTTCGTAATTTAATATCGAAGTAATTTGCGAATCTTCTAAGTATACGTAATACATTTTTACCTCAATTGTTTAATTAGGACCAAGCAGCAAACCAGTTTGCTGCAGGATTTGATCTTTGTTCTGTGCCTTGCACCCATACCCGGATTCTATTTGAGTAATATTGATATACGCATCGTATTGAATCGTTACCATCAACACCACCGGCATAATGAATAACGTGAATTGATGCAATAAAACCACGCAAATTTGACATGGAATACCCAGATGGTGGATACACATCAAAATAGTTATGGGAATTATTCCAGTTTCCTACTATATTCGTATAACTAGCAGTATAATTATAACCAGATGTGATTTTTATAGATGGACCGGCAGGACCCGTTGGTCCTCGTGCTCCCTGAGGGCCTGTTGGTCCAGTAAGACCTCTAGGACCTGGCAACAACGAGACATTGTCAATAGAAGTATCAACATAGCTTTTTGTTGCTGCGTGCAATAATGATGTTGGATTTGAATGAAGCGTCAAAAATCCAGTCATAGAACCACCGGCTTTATCTAGCTTGTTATTTACATCTCCAATAACAGCAGCAGCTAAAATTTGATCCGCGTCATCCACCTCGCCGAAAACCTTAATACACGCTTTCATTGCAACGTTGCGAGGGCGTGTTTCAACTCCACCTGTTGGTCTAATTGTATTTGGTTCTCCAATTTGCGAAGCGTTTCCTGTAAATCCTTCGGCATCGTCTTTGTACAAACCAGGTGCGTATTTTTGATTACTAGCTGTACCGCGATCATTTCCCCATAAAGTATGAGTGTGTGACTTAAATTCATCAAGTTGATTTGATCCGAATATACGACTAGGGTCAACGCCTCTTCCGTTGTCATGACCTCGAATAAACTCGCCCCTTAAATCTGGGAGTCTAAACTTAGTCGTAGTTCGTCCATATGTTCCACCAATAACTTCATATAATCTAGGATATGTTAATTGTGAAAGCCATGCACCATTAGCCTCTAACCAACCATATGGTACTGAATTAGCGGCAAAGTATACTATACTACCGACAGGAATTCCAACATTAGCTAAAGCATCTTGTACATCATTGTCGATTTGTTCAAGGGTTCTGGTTGATCCGCCCTTTAGATTTGAGAATGTTGTATCAATCTGTGCCTTAGTATAATAAAAATTATTATTAGTGACGATTGAACCATCAACGTAAGTCTTTGTGGCAATCTGAGATGTTGAAGTTTTTCCAATATCCGGAGCCTTTGGAACACCAGTCAAAGTTGGAGACGCGATAGGTGCTTTAGTGTTTATTTGTGTCTGTAATCCAGACTCTACCATATCTAAATTGTTTTTAACAAAATGTGTAGTGGCTACGGCTTTACTATCGCTACTAGAAGCTGGATTATCCAATAGTGTTGGAGTTACGATTACTGGCGACTCTAAGAATGCAACAGTCTTAGTTTGGAGAGCTGCATTAGTATATTTGAGCTGATTATTTTCAGCATACATGTCACCATGCACTTTTAGTGTTGGAGCAGTGCCGCTAGTCATATTAATAGAGGCTCTATCAGCAGTCGCCGCGGCAAGAGTTAACTTGCCAGTCATCGCCTCAGTACCCTGGGTACCTAATACTAATAAGTTTGTACGCGCAGTTGCTGCATTGGTTGCTGCAGTTCCACCATGTTCAATTGCCAATTGGCCGGATGTAATATTATTAACGTTAGTGTAGAATATCTTGTCTTCGCCTTCTAACAAGGCAGCACTTCCATCCAAATCGCCAATGAATGTATTTGCAAAGATCTCGCTGTTTGCAGTTCTTAAAGCAACTGTAGTTTGCTCTGGATAGTTGATGTCTAAAGCAGCTTCTGACGGGTAATAACCATGCACGCGGTTGGCATCAATATTCGCTTGAGCATAAGTTAACTCTGCGATTTTACCAACGATAACTTCGGGAGTATAGTTTTCAATATCTACTTTTTCTGATAAGGATAATCCTAAATATTTAAAGTTATTATCTAATTCATCGTTGGTTAGTGGATAACCTTTGTCTCTACGTAATACTAAAGTAGATAATACGGCATCGCCAAGAGCTACGTTTGGATTAATAGTAAATCTTACAAACGTTAATGTATTTGTTCCAACCGTAAGTGGCGTATCACCGGCAGCAGGAGCCGAAGTAATAACCCAACCAGTATCTGCAAATAGAGTGCCTTCTTGAACAAACACAATAGTGGATGCAAAAACATCTGCATCTGCCAACATATCATCCGCTCGAACTAATACATTACGAAGTTGAGTTGCACCACCAACTATTTCAGTTAAACTAACGGATGCTACAACATATACTCCGTTTTCTACCGCACTGGTCTGAGATTTAAATAAAACTCTATCATCAAGGTAGATATTGACGTCATCAATTCTTAATGGCGAATCAATATAGTTGCCTTCCACATAAGCTGTTGCAGAAAGTGGCGCATTGGTAGCAACTTTAACTGGGTTTAAGATAGCTGTCATTTATCGGCCTTTAATAGTAGTGCACTTAACATTTGTTTTATTTCTGTCATATCACGTCTAAGAGAATCGATCTCTTTCACTTGATTCTGGATCTGTGTGTTCTGACGTACCAATACATCTTTTCTACGTCGGTATTGCTCATACTCAACGTCATTATTATTTATAACAGCATTGGAAGATACGTCCCGTATCAGAGACGTATTATCTTCTACCTGTAAATATTGAATATTTACGCTGCGCATGCTATTGTCCTAAAGTCTTTAATGCGTGGAACCTTGGCAATATTACTCGAGCGCATCACTATCTTAACAATCAAGCTGGTGAATGGTTCTAGGTTTTCAACATCAAATGATAGGTCTGTCCACTGTGAATCTGACTTAACATATCCACTAGTTGGAGCCGCACGGTAATATCTAGATGCAATAAAATCGCTATCGATCGATTGACCGGTTTTGTAGTAAATTTCGATGTCTGCATCATTAGGAATAGATGCTGCCATCATAATTCTCAACATTTCTGAAGGACGTGCCAAGTTAATTTTCTTGGTAACATACTTAGAAGTGACTGACCCGTTATTGACGCCAATTTCAGAATTGTAATGTGATAACCAATGGATATCTACAGTTCTACCAGATGGGGTTTCCATTAAACCTGGATCAGTAAAGTCTTCGGTATCAAATTCAATAACCAAATTGCCATCCGGATCAACGAAGTGTTGAGCCACGAATACAATCTTAGTTGCCAAGGAATTATCTAGATTGGTGTATCTAAAACGAATTGTATTGCCAACTTGCAATTCACTGAATGTGTTAAACAATTCTGTTTCCGAAGCAGCAATAGTGATCGTATTAGTACCAGTCAAACTCATTGGCGCAGTAGTATCATTGATCGTGGTAGTATTGGCCAAGATGTACTCGTCCAAATCTGGATCATTTACTGTCAATGCACGCGGACTATCAACCTTGTTATTAACCATCGTTAGCGCAATTCTACCTACGTCTAAGACTGGAGATACGTTAGGATTTGTGCTACTTAGTTTTGCAGTTACAACAACATCAGTAGTATTTTCTAGAGAGTGTGTTAATACACGTGGTGTATTAAAGCTAGTGTTTTCTCCATTAACTAATGTATTGAAGTAAGACTGACCGGCATGATCTACAGTTTTAAGAACATAACTAATTGATGTACCTGAAACTGCTGTAACTGCCGCATTCAACATTGCCGTAGAGAATTCATAATTCTCTGTTGCGTATATGTATGCTCCACCTTCGCGACCAGTTGCATCAGCAGCAGTTGCAGAAGATGTCAATTCAATCACATATGAATCTTCTTCTGCGGAAATGATTGTATGGGTCTTGAATATATCAGCAGCTAAGAAACCATTAATATCAGTGATAGTCTGGCGAGTTGAGATCTCGACAGTTTCTCCAACTACAAAACCATGGTTTCTATGGGCAACGCGAACTTTCTTAGAACCCTGTACAAACGCAAATGGATGGTAATCCAAGTTTCTCAAGTTTGTCTTAGGCGGAACCAATTCAACTTCGTATGTTCCTGAAGTAAACTGTGATTTTTTCATCACAAATTTCAAATCTTCCATCTGAGATGCGGTCCAAGTGGAAGCATTCTGTGATTTGAAGAAAACGCCATTATATGGCTGAGACGAAATCTTATTGCCGTTGTAATCTTCTGCACCAGTTTCTGCAATGTGCACACGGAATGCAGCAGAGTCTGACAAGACAACCAAAGCATATTCAGTACCTTCTTGCACGTACACCGGTGATTCAAATCTGAACGTTGTTGCCACTGTACCAGTTGCGGATGTATACACATCAGCAGGTTTCTTAAACACTCTAGAGAATGGTAAAACAATCTGACCTGGATAACCGTTAACAACTTCACGAATCTCGATACGAACTGGAATGTTAGTATCAACGGCAGAGAAGAACAAATCGACTGAGGAGATAAACGCTCCTCCTTCTTCTTGAACCATAAATGTCTGAGCCAATGGGTCAAACCATCCGGTGTCACGCGTTAATCTATCAGTTGTTGTGATGATTGCATTGCTTTCTGGATCTAAGTCTTCAACCTTCAGTGAACCAGTTCTAGTAGAAATCACGGTACGCTGTTTAACTGTAACCACGCCGTTTGCTTCGTATACTGCGGTAGTGCTAGTATTTCCGCTTTCTTTAGGATTTCCAGAATCGGTGAATACTAACTCACGCACGCCAGTTCTAAAACGATCTTTAGGGTTATTTGGAATTCTAAAGATACCATGCAACTGACCTGTCAATGAAGTTTTAATTTTTCTAGCTGGATTTTCTGCGCTCGGTGTATTAACATACTTAACACGTGGCTTTCTTCCACCGTTGCCATCAGTATTTGTATACTGTCCTTCTAAGAATGCAGCTGATGCTGTACTAAAGGCGCTACTGCTATTTCCCTTTTTAATGTTTAAAATATGTAGGTAATAATGTGTAGTTGTTGCATTGATCTTATGCGCTTCTTGTCCAACGACGATGGCTGTTGCACCAGTTACACTATCGCGAATGACTTCGCCGTGGTTAAACGCAACTTCAACTTCAGAGTTTGCAACGCCTGGAATTCGACGTTTATATGCAATCTCGTCTGCAGTTTGTCCAGTATACGGAGTTTCCAATACTAAGTTTGTATTATCGGTAACTTCAGCAATACGATATTCAGTACCATCGATGATGATAAAGTCTGTCGCGATGAATTCACTCAAAAATCCTGTAGTATAACCAACAACAGCGGTTGAGTTATTAACAACATTAATTGTGCCTTGACCATAGGCTGGTTGTTCGATCAAACGTTCTATTTTAGAAACGTCTGAACCACAGTTTCTTGCAGTATCGAATGTGCTTCCGTAACCAGTGATTAACTGAACACGAATAGTTTGTGCACGTGTAATATACTGATCAACTTTAATACCATCAAAGAAACCATTAACTTCTGTGGATGGCTTCAAGCCGCTAGCGGTAAATAGAACCGCTCTTGGACGGATATATGGAACAACGCGTGTTTCCACAACCTTGTCATCAACAACTCTTGAGTCGATCTTATCCTCAATAAATGTTCTCTTACCTGAACGTGAGCTGATTGTTTCCACTGCATCAGTTTCAATTGTCAACACGCGTGAACCTGCAACTGAAGAAGCAGTTGATGATCTTAAGTATCCCCAATTTCCTGCTTGAGCTGGATTTAATCCAATCGCACCTAATTCTTCAGATGTAAATGACGCACGTGATCTCCAATATGGACCATTACCAACGCCACTACCACCGGAGTTAATCAAATCAGTATCAATTTTTGCAAATCTATTACTTTGAGCATTGCTAGAAATAACATCTAGTTTACTGCCAATTGTAACTGGTTCGCCCTGAGATACTAGTTGCCATGCATTCCAAACACTACCCAATACTCCATCGGATTCAGCTTTAGCAACCAACGCGTTATATTGACCATCGTCGTTGATAATAATATCTGGACGACGATCTGTAGAGAACCATGTGTCTGACCATGGGTTCAAGTACATGATACCTTTAAAGGTAAACAAATCATATGGGTTAACTGAGATGTCTTTACTTGCACGTAATTGACTAATCATGTCAATTTCAGAAGAAATTGGCATCGTGATGATGTCACCTAAGATGGAGTAATCACGTGTTGCTTTATCTACGTTTTCTAACAAATCAACTTGTCTTTGAGCAAAGAATGGGCGCAATTCTTTCTTCTTAGAATCGATTGATGCATTCCATTCATTAGAAGCAGTGTTACCAATACCTTGTCCATCAAATGTATCTACCAAGAAACCGTTCTGGAATCTATCAAGTCCATTTGAATCGACAATACGCATGTTGCTGGTATCAGCTTCTAGCATAGACAACGATGTGTAATATTCTAGATCTTTAATTCGACGCTCTAGCTTACCGATATCGCGCATGGTGTAACGTTTGTTTTCAACACGACTTACTTCTAGGCCGTCGCTAGAGAATGTGTATGGTTCAACGTTCACTACCGCTAGCTTCATTGCTTCGGTTGGAATTGTTGGCTCTTGAGGATTAATATCATCAGGAATGCCGTATGAAACTACATATTGACCCTTCGTGTTCAAAGACAAACAGTCGACACGAGCTAAGTATGCATGATACTTGAATACTGCATTTCTGCCAAATTTAGGCATGAAACGTGTATAGAATGTATTAGCAGAATCTAATGCATATGGTCTAAAGTCTAAGCAGTCTCTTAATTGATTTAAGCTAAAGCTAGGAATGCTGGCATATGAGATATTAGAATTTTCTGCTATATATGAATCAACAGTGAATAGCTTGCCGCCTGAATCACCAGATGGCATAATATATTCATATGTTACCTTAAGCGGTGCAGTCGGGGCTGGAGCATTTGGTGCCAATGATAGTTTACCAACGGAAATATGTGTATCACGTTGGCCGCTATCTAGCGTGTAGCGGTTAGTGATGTCTACTCCGTAAGTTCCGGTTGGATTATCAAAGTCGCCTGTATCTTGCATAACAGAAATCAATCGGGCAACATACGATTTCTGTAAAGTTAGAACCCTAGAAACTGGAGCAGCCAATTCTTCAGTCATGAAATAATCTACCCTATCCTCAGGGATAGATAATGCAGTGCTAAATCCACTATTTCCATTAGAAATAAGCGTTGCAAATAGAGTGTAAACCACGCTTGATTCTAGAGCGGTAACTTCCAATTGTCCTGAACCATTAATAGCAATTTGCGGTTGGCCAGAAGTATTATATTCAATGTAAGAACCGTTTTCTGAACCGCCTGACTTCATGATAAGTACATAGTTACCAATGCCACTCACTGAGTCAAAAGAGAATCCTGCTGGAGGACTGACGATTTGTTCTGTACCAGTAATTGTTAATGGGTAAACAACGTCGTAATTAGCTTCAATAACTTCTTTGATTGCATAATCAGGTAATTGGTGAATCAAAGAGAAATTATTTGGATCATTTAGCACCGTAAAGTTATCAACTCCGGCAACCATGTCACACTTGAATTTAGTAGAGCTATCATAGATGGCAGCAACCTGATCAAATGTGTTTAATCCATTCATTTGGATGTCAAACAAGAATACTTTGTATTGGTCTTCAGCAACAGTTGCGCCTTTATCATGTAACTCTAGACCGCGGACACGAGCCGTACCGATGACAGAGCTAGTGCTACCAATTGTACCACTAGAAAGTGCAACATTGCGCAATGTAACTTTCTCAAAGGTGGATAGATCTGGTGCA